TCACAGTTAAAAACAATAAAACTTGACAAGTTCTTGCGCGGATAGATGGTCTGTTTGCAACCATCCATCTTGGTTTCTTCGCTTGGCGTGTAATCGTGCTTTACAACTGATACTGCTTTGCTATGGTCTATTTCATCCAAGACCTTGCGAATGTCTGTCAGGAATAGAAAGTCGCAGTCACAAAAGACTGCATATCCAGAGACGGCTAGAGTCGGAGTAAGGAACCGAGTGAGTGAAAACTCAGTCGCAGCCAAAGTATCAGGGCCACGCCGATACAGCCCATACACTCTAAGGTTCCCCTGCACCACAGGGAAACAATCGACAGCACTCCGAGACAGTATTGAGTAACGGCAGACTTCATAAGCCATATTCTCCCGACTGTCGTAGCCGATAAAGACTTTCACTTTTTCTTGTTTCGTGCAGAGATTGCTGCTGCTTTCTTTCGTGCGTCAGCCTTACTGGATGCACCCCAAGCCTTTAGGGACAGCAGGAGCCGAGTAGGTGAACCATCTGGCTTACGCTCAGGCCCAGACATATTCCCCATACGAGCCAGAAAACTTGCGCGGCGAGGATTGTCACCAGAACGCACAGGAGGCTTAAGGTCAGAACCAGGATTAGACCGCTCGTAAGACTTGCGACCCTCCTCATTCAGACCACCCTTAGGATTCTTCCCCGCTTTCCTCGTCCATGCCGGAGTTTTCATCTTCTTCTTCCTCGTATTCCATCTTGGCAAACTTTAGCATGGCTTTCTGTTTACTAGTCATGGGTTCAATAATCGGCCCACCAACTAGCCACGCAGAGCAGGTGCGGTCAGCAGCGCATTTGAACTCAAATAGTTCACAGTAGCCTAGGTCGGCTTCATCTACGACTTCATTAGCATAGGTTTCATCGTCTGATTCTTCCTGCTGAATACCAGAGATGATGCATTCCATCATTTGCGGAGTCTGGATGAATGCAGAGCAGTTACCACAGCGCATAGTCTTTGCGTTATCCACAGAAGTATTCCATTCATTTGCACGAGCATTCCAGAACTCATCGTCCTCAATCTCAGGATTGGCAGGGCCATAGCCATATTCCTTGAACGCTTTATTGCGGTTCTTGAGATTGATATGAATATCTTGTGTGGCGATAGGACACTTCATGTTTTATCCATTTGAACCCATCGGCAATAATAATCACCGGGTTCCTTAATTTCGATTTCTTGTCGATACTCCTGACACTGCTCAAGCGTATCAAAGGTTTCAATCAATAGCAGATGCCCATTTGAGAGCAGCCAAAGATTGAACCAGATGATGGTCACTTTTTGGCCGTTTTCGCAGCAGCCTTGAATGCCTTGGCTGTAGGTGCGCCTTTAGTTCCCGGCTTACGCATCTTCTCGCCTGAACCTTCAGCGATACGCTTGCGTTTAGCGTGGATGTTTGCGTAGAGACCAGGCTTCATTTCTTCTTTCCCTTCTTAGCCATGCCAGCTTCCGAAAGTGCGACCGCGATAGCCTGCTTACGGGACTTAACCACAGGGCCACCCTTGCCAGAGTGCAGAGTTCCTTCCTTGTATTCCTTCATCACCTTGCCGACCTTCTTTTGGCCCTTAGTCATTTTCATTTCTTCACCTTTTTCGGAGGAAGTTTCCAAGTGTCCTTTGCTGCTTTCTTGCCTTTCTTTGCCTTCACCGCAGCATGAGATTGGTCATGCATGAACGGATAAGTTTTCCTATCAAGCGGCTGTTTCATTGGAGTATCCAAAAAAATACCCGCCGAAGCGGGTTAATGACTACACGGAGGGCAAAGGGACTACAACTATGAGAGTGTCAATAGTTATAGTTCTGTCTGGATATTAGAACCTTGATTTTATTTAGTCAATAGGAAACCCATGGCTTTTGATGTCCCCATCAAAAATCCCATGAGATAATAATCTCATCTCCCGCTAGGGCCATATTCTTCTTCCGAGGCCACCTTACGGGTGCTAATCGCCAGCATCAAAATGCCGTCCTCGTTCGTGTCAGTACCTATGGAAGTCTGACTGCGCTGGGTAATGGCGCTCGGGTTCTCTTGGTAGCCGCCCCCTATAGGCGCATTGCTAACGCGACCAGTACGGTCTGACCCAAAGAAAAACCCCGCTTAGATAGAGGCTTGGCCCGTGGCTTGGGCAATCCAGACACTCGCTCGGAGAAGCGTCTAAGACCACACAAGCCCCTATCTAAACAGGGTTTGGTACTTCTTATGCTTCCGAGCACAATGTCTGACTGCCACATCAGACAACTACATACTAGACCCTCTTATTCTTCCTTGCAAGCCTTTCGACGTAATCTCTGAAAGATTCCTCAAGAATCTCTAGACCGATTGCAAACTCCTCACGGAATCGGCTATTGTCTATCTCATCCAGACCAACATCTTGTGCGTTTGGAGGGAGTTCTTTACCCGTGCCCTTGCAACGCTTACAAGGCTTGTCGCTCAGGACTTGTTCGTTCGCTTCTAACTTTTCAAACTTGACGCCATGACAGGCCCGACAAACATCGGTGAGCCAGTAGCAGACTGTAGCCTCTCCAATCGCGTGTAGGACTCGTTTGGGCAGGTGAGAGCGGTTCTGCCTCCTATGCCCCATATACTTCGTCAGGAACTCTCTGAGCAGTTCCTTGGTGCGGGTAGTGTCCTGAGCATATTTAGACCAGAAAGCCAGTGCTCCGAGTCCCCTGCGTCTTGCTACCAATCCTGAGTTACCAATTACATCTGCATCGAAGTGCAGTTCGTCGCACTTCAAGTTACTGCTATGTGTTGCCTTGGTCATACGTTCAAGCGTCCCCACAAATCTCACGGGCAGTCGTAGCCCATGCCTCCATCGAAGTCTCTACCGTGTAGTCAAAGTCTTTCCACCATTCAGCCTCTTGGTGAGCCAGATGAACGCAGAGAGGATAGACAGCCCTCCATTCACCACGCTGACGCTTGTAAACGAGCAGCGGGACTAATCCATTGGATTGCCTACAGGCTTGTGCCCACCACTCTCTAACGTCTCCGAGCATGGATTTGGTATGGTCTTTGACCTCTACTGACCATCCGGGTACGCCAATTAGGTCTGAATCACCGTGGTCATTCTTGACTCGTCTCTGAGCGTTCCATCCTGTCAACTCAAAGATTATGTGACAGACGGCTAGTTCTCCGCGCTTCCCCTTATTCCGGCTGAACGCGCTCATCTTCCATTTCCAGTAGCAGGTCAATGTAGTGCTTGGCTTTCAGAAGGTCTTGCTTGCCACCCTTCTCACGCCAACGTACTAGGTACTTGATAGCGTTGCCTTCGCAGAATCCAATCTTGTTTTTGTGAATGAACTCTATTGGTTCGATTACAAAGTTCTTGTAGTGCGTACCACCGATTTGCGTGTCTAGCGCAGACATTGTGCGACTTTCTCCATTAGTTCAAGTTCGGTCACGCCGTAATACTTCTCGAAGGCTTTGCGTCCCATTCCATGCAGCCCAGTGTTGCCTCTGTGATGCTCCGGGCAAAGTCCAATAACATCAAAATGACTAGCACGGCGACCAGCACCCACGCCAGTTCTCGGATGGTGTAACTCACAGGGTGTCTCCCCTAGTCCTAGATGTTTGCAGAGGATACAGCCCAACTCTGCGACCTTGCTCATGTATTCCTGTTCAGCCTTAGTCTTGCTCATAGATGGTATCGAAGTGTTCGGACTTCCAGTATAGGGAAGGCGCCGCACGTCCGAAAGACTGAACCTCTATCCCGCCGTATTCCTCATTAAGACGATTCACCAGACGGTTAATAGTGGTCGATTGCACTCCGACTTTCTCTGCTAACTCTTTTGTGGTTTGCGGTTCATCTGACAAAGCGCTAATGAGTGCAAGTTCGTTGTCTGTGAACTTCTGTTTCTTAGGAATCTTCTTCGCTTCTTCGTGGTATTCAAGTAAATGTTTAAGTAGGTAGGTCATTGAAGATAACACCGTTGTCTACAGCCCATGCCTCAATACTGGTCATGTAATCGGCAAACTCTTTGACGGATAGTTCTGTGCTTGATTTGCCTACTGCAACAATTTCTCCATCCGGTAAAACAACCTCTTTTACCCCTATAAACCTTCGCTTGGCCCACTCATGCCATGCCTCTACGTCATTTATATCTAGTTGTTCGGCGATTTCGTGCAGCACTGCCCAGTAACGCCTGTTCTGCGCGTTCCTTCTCCTTTCTTTCTCTCTCTGCAATGTCAGCACAAAGCAGTCGCCAGTCAGTGCCCGACTCGCAGCCGAGAAAGCCGCTTTCAGGTGTTCCATCGAATACACTACAAACCGGAGTTCCCCGTTCGATTCCATTTTCTTTCGCGTACCTTACTTTGACTTCACCGAAAACTGCACGACATTCGTCAACGAGTCTGGCGATTGTTGGCATAGCCTGTCGATTTTGTCTGTGTACCTCGGTCTCCATGATTCAGTTTCTCCGTAGAACTGTCCTTCTGAATTGAAGAATAGTCCGATGCGGCCTTCCCATTCCCCATGACGGTTTTTATCGCATACCAACAGAGCGTCCACACCGTCATCTTCTTCTCCTCTGGCGACTCGCGCTTCTTTCTTTTTGTTACGCCAAACGGAAAAGCACTGGTCAACTTGGTCTGTGATAGACCCAGACCCTTTGCTGTCGTACTTACCCGGTACTTGTGTCTCGTCAGCCAACTTACGGCTGTGGTGAATCAGGTGAATATGGATGTTATGGTCTCTAGCGATAGAAGTGAGTTCGTCTACCATCATCTTTTGCCCGTTGTAGTCATCCTCATTCTTTACAGTCTTCATCAGACTATCGACTACAAAGTGATTAATGCCCTTAACGTCAGCACAGTAGCGGATGACCTTTAGCAGTTCCTTACCGTCTACCGTACCCTGCTGGTCATACAACCATAGGCGACCGTCTAGGAACTTGTGGAACTGCTTAATGAAGGACTCCGTAGGACTAGCAAAGCCTAGTGCCTGACGAGTCATACGCCTCAGTGTGGCTACAGGCTTCATCTCGAAAGATGCAATGCATACTGTCTCACCTTGAAACAGTATGTCCAGCATCACATGAGATGTCATCATCGACTTGCCGTGACCATTGATACCCATCCATAGGGATACTTCCTGTGGACGGAAACGGATGTTCTCATGAGTCTTTGGCCACGGCAGCGTAGCCCCTTGCGCTACAGTCGGATTCAAAAAGGCTTCAATTACGTCATCTGCATACAAGTCTGCTGACTTGATAGCCAGAGCCGTTTTGGGCGGCACATAGCGGTCTACTTCGTCTTGTGTGATGAGCATGGTTCCTCCGTTAGGAGTCCCAAGTGTGCCACAAAAAAAGTTGTTGTCGAGGGGTTGACACGAAGAAAAATACCCGGATGATTGACTCCGCAGCACAACAACAACGGAGGACAAAGTGACAGTAGACCAGATGTTGAAATCAATGAACGACAAGGCTGATGCAATGCTTCGTGAGCGTGAGCGCATCATCGACTTCGTAGAAGCGCTACAGGAAGGCTACATGCAGGCAGGACAGTCTGAACGTGCATCCGCTTGCAAGGCAATCATCGAACAACTCAGGTGGAAACAATGAACTACGACCAATGGCTTGAGGCCCCGTACATCGAACAAGGTTTGCGTGAGGCACAGATGGAGATTGATGCAGAACGTATCTACAACTCGTATGACCGCAAAGTGCTGTTTCCTGAGTTTTTGACTTGGTATGGAGAGGAAATCAAAGATGACAACCCGATTCTCGCAGCAGTCAAGCAACGAGACTTCGAAGCCATTGGCGGACTACTATTTGCAGCATTTGAACAGTACTTGTCCGAATTGGCGGACTACGAAGCCGAACGACTTTCGCACAGGTGAGAACCGCTATGGCATTCCGGTTAGTTCAATCTGCTACCCACCACAAACGCTACTGGAAGGCGCACCTTATGACCCGCGCCCTTGGTCGGGAGTGGCGAGACACCTTGAGGGAGTTGCGAACGACTTGCATGAGTTGGAAATGCAAAAGATGACACAAGGAGATTTTCGTGAAGATTAGTTCTTGGTTAATTGTTGGATTCATCATTGGAATGCTGATTGCAGGACAAGTCTATGCCGTGCAATGCTGGACTCAGACTTATTTGATTAACGGTCAATTCGTTAGTTGTCTGGTCTGCCAGCAACCCAATGGCAATGTCACAACGACTTGCAACTAGGAGACAAAGTGAAATACGCAGAACTTAGGAAGGTTGACGTTAGTAAGTACGTCGAGAAGAAGAATGGACTTACTTACTTGTCATGGGCATGGGCTGTAGACCAACTCCTGCTGCAAGACCCTACGGCTACATGGGAGTACGCAGAGCCTAGGATGTTTGGTCATACCATGATGGTGTTCTGCACTGTGAATGCGTTTGGCGTCTCGCGTACTGCACAGTTGCCGGTTATGAATCACAGAAATCAAGCCATCGAGAATCCCGATTCATTCCAAATCAATACTGCTATGCAACGCTGTTTGGCAAAGGCTATCGCACTGCACGGACTTGGCCTGTATATCTATGTCGGGGAGGACACTCCTCCATCAGAAGAAGGCGATGCCATGCTGAACGATGAAGACATTGGAAAGATTAGCGAGTTGGCAGAGAAGGTAGGTTCTAGTCTTGAGAAGATTCAAGCCTTCTACAAGGTCGATTCTCTGACTCAGGTTCCACGCACTCAGTACGGCAAGATTATTGCCACGCTTAACAAGAAAAGGCTGAATAATGCGGGTGTTCAGGACAACGGTTGAGGGTTGTCTAGGGGAGATTGCCTTGCAAATGCTCCATAGAACAGGCGGAGAGATTGTCGAGAAGAAAGTTAAGACTCTGACCGGCATTGCTCTCCGCAGGATGACCAAGGCCCAAGTAGAACAATTTGTAAGGACTAAGAAAGGTTACAAGTCGCTTGGAGTGCAAGACGTATGGGCTGACTGGATTACAGGAACCCTGTACGGAATGGATGGCAACTGCCTATCAAGTAACCAGATGCAGATTGTTGAGACTGACGAAAAGCCTCATTGCAGCATCAAATCAATGATGGACAAATTCAAATTCGGACATGGAACAGACTATGAATACGGTTCAAACTGATTACGCTTTCCTTATGCTCAAGATGGAGCAGTATCAGAAGGCTATGCACAACGCTTGCCTCCGCAAGAATTGGGAAGAAGCGCGCAATCATGGAATGGCAATCCAGAATTACTTGGCAGGACTTCTCGATTGGCTTGATGAACAACAGGATGGAATGGATGGAAAGTTCCAAGAAGTACGGTTGCCACAACAGGAAACCGTTTAAGAAGTTCCTACAAGTTCAGGACGGATGGCATGAATCTGGTATCAGGAAGATGAAGACCATCCCGTTTCGTATGTCACATTCATGTGAGTACGACCTAAAGACAACAGACGAAAGGTGCAAAGACTGTGGACATAGCAGAAATGGCGCGTAAGTGTGACATTCACCGTATTACGCCACTGACTCCGGCAATGCTGAATGCATTGACTCAGTTTGCAGGACTGTGTGGAGGCAAGGAATCTTGCATTGAGATTGTGGAACGCATGGCTGAGTCTTGTGCCAGCCGTCCAATGAAAAGCGTTCTATTGCAAGCGGCAGAGGAAATGAAGCGATGACGATTAAACAGTTCTTTGCAGACGTATGGCTGTGTTTTGCAGTACTCGGTGCAATAGTTGGCGGTCTTGTACCGTTCTACCTACTCTTTGAACTTATCGTATGGCTATTGAAGTAGACCTTATTCAAGGAAGTCAAGAGTGGCTAGACTTTCGTAGAACGAAACGTATGGCCTCAGAGACTCCTGCTGTAATGGGTCTATCACCTTGGCAAAAGCCTAAAGACATAGTCAAGGCTAAGAGAGGCGATAATGCGAAATCGAATTACGCGATGCGTAGAGGGCAAGAACTTGAGCCGCTGGCGCGTGACGTATATCAGGGAATCGTTGGCATACTTCGCCCTGCCGTGTTCGTGGCTGATGATTATGGTTGCAGCCTTGATGGTCTCGACTTGTTCAATGAGTTAATCGTCGAGATTAAATGCCCGATGAAGGGCAAACAGTCAGAACTCTGGAAACAGGCAGAGAATGGAGAAATCCCTGCTCACTATGCCGTTCAGATGCAGCACCAGATGATGGTGACAGGAATCGAAGACGCTCACTTATGGGTGTTCGATGGCGAAGTCGGTATCGCCGTACCTTTGAAAGCCGACAAGCAAGTGTTTGAAACAATACGTTCCGAATGGGACAAATTCTGGAGTGAAAACTTTGAATAAAGTGATTCTATGTGGCCGTGTAGGTCAAGACCCCGTGGTTAAGCACACGGCTGATGGTGGTCAAGTGACGAGTTTCTCTATCGCTACTTCCAATGTCTCTAACCGTAATGGCGAGAAGAAGGAAACGACTGAATGGCACTCGTGTGCTTCGTTTGGGCGTACCGCTGAGATTGCTGGTCAGTACGTCAAGAAGGGTACTCAGGTTCTCGTAGAGGGTTCGCTTCGCACAACCAAGTACAAGGACAAGGAAGGCAATGACCGGCAATCGACGAATATCGTGATTAACCAACTGACACTGTTGGGCGGTAAGTCTGAATCAAAGGAGCAATTCACTCCGGGCGAAAAGGACTACGGCGATGCAGATGTCCCATTCTGAGGTGACCATGAGCGTATTTGAAGACGTTAGGAACTTTATGACTGCCTGTGACCAAGGTAAGTCTGAGCAGACCGCAGGGCTTTACTTGGAACTCATCAATGAGGAAATGAATGAGTTAAGCGAAGCAGTAGAAGGTGGTAGTGACGTTGCTACCTTGGATGCAATCTGCGACACCATCTGGACGCTCATCGGATATGCCCATGCAAAGGGCTATCCAGTAGAAACCGCTTGGGATGCCGTAGCATTGTCGAATCTTCGCAAGATTGACTTGCGTACTGGAAAAGTAAATAGGAGAGCAGATGGAAAAGTGCTTAAGCCGGAAGGTTGGAAGCCTCCCGACATTGCCCGCATTCTGGACGATTCAGGATTTGGCAAGGCTGCGTGATGCTATCGCCAATCGTTATATGCAGTACCACAGGAACCTCTGCTCCGGTACTTGCTGCTTCGATTAAGACCTATGCACCGGAACACCCGGTGCTGTGGTCTCGCAGAGACGGGAAGATTCAGTTTAGTAACGACACTCGTTATCACTGCAACGTAGGAAAATCATTCGGAGAGTCATACAACGCAGCGATACAAGCCGCATTTGATATCTGGCCTTGTGAGACGCTCTACATTGCGAATGATGACGTTGTCCTAACCCCGAGTACCATTTCAGACTTAGAGCGCGACATAGAGGCTCTCAGAGAGTTTAAAGTGGGTTTGCTAGGGTGTCGGTCTGACTTCGTGATGTGGCAACAGAATATCCGATGCACTATTGAGAATGATTCTCGTTACGGACCAAAATGGGTTAGCGAGAATCTAATCAAGGAAGTCGATGTAATCGCACCTATCTTTGCAGCAATCACACGCGAAGGGTGGGCGAGTGGTGTTCGTATCCCGCCTATAAATTGGTTCAGCGACGATATCTGGTGTCTCGACTTGAAGAAGTTGGGATTCAAGCACTTCGTCAGTCGTGCTTACGTTCACCATGCTGGCTCACAGACTATAGGTAGAGACTTCCAAGCATTGGAGAAAGAAGCGAGAGAATGGATAGAAAAGAATCGTCCAGACTTACACTTCGATTAACTCACCACGAAACTCAATAACTCCATCACACCACTTACGGGCAACTTCTGGCATCAGGAGTTGCCCGTCTACAAATGAAAGCACGATAAAGCCCGAATGCCAGTTCGGTTGCTTGGCTTCCATGTAGTTATTGAATTGCGGGTCTAATGCGTCATCAGCAAGCATCCCTGTACGCACACCATACCTAAGACCGGAATAGCACTCGTAAGGTACTACACCGATACGGTGGTCATGGCCGGTAACCATTGTCTTGCCTGATTTCAAAACATTATTCCAGTCAGCGTGCTCCCCTCCCGCCTCTCTGTGACGCACAACTATGTCGTCGTTAATGTCTACACGCCAGCAAGGAATCCAGCGAGGGATATGGTCTTTCAGGTGAATGCCTGAGACACCAACATACTCAGGTGCAGAGTTAGCCAGACGAGACTCGAAACGGGCGTCATGGTTGCCGCAAGGCCAGAAGAACTTAGCCCCAGGTACGGCCTTGACGATTTCATCTAGCCTATCTTGTACGGCTTCCAACTCTTGTTTGACAGTTGGCTTGTGTTCCCAACCAAGAGAAGGCCAGCGAGAGATAGAAGCACCATCGAATGCGTCTCCATTGCAGATGACGCCTTTGACATGAGCACGATGCTTCTTCAGAAGGTGAACAAGACCACGGTGAGCAGTAGATGCTTGCCCGGGCCAATAGTGAGCATCGGAGAACACAAACACCATTCCATCACTCACCTCCCATCTGGCTACACCACGCGATATATCTATGGAACCTGTACGGGTAGGACTAGATTCATGCCTTGCTGTCAGTAGGCTGCCGTACTTCTTTTCTAGTGCTCTACGTCTGGAATATACGTTTCGTACTTGTAGACCTAGTTCCTTGGCTACTGCTGACGCACCCTGATGGCGCTGCCAGCACTCAATGAACTGTTCGTCAGTAACCTTTAGCATATAGTCGAGCCTCATCCTCTCTGCGGCGAAGTAAGCCACGCAAAACCTTACCACCGGCTTTAGACCACTTCAAGAACTCTTTTGGAACAGAGTGATATTGTCCTCTGTTATGTTTCATTCTTAGTGTGCTTCTTTGTAGAGCACCTAACCCAAGATTGAAAGCAAAGGATACGAGAGCGTCGAACTGACCTTGATTGAGTATGCGAGGGCAAAGACGAAGTACGCCTCTCTCAAAACGTCGAAGGTCAGCCTGAAGAATCGAATCAATCTCGTCCGTCGAGAATGAACGATTCCACTCCGCCGGCAGCGTTCGTCCATCACCGATGAGATGGCCGACTCCGACAGTCCATAAGCCAGCGGGACACTTGTACGGTTTGTATCTGACACCTTCATGCTTCTTCAGCATAGCAAGGCATTGCTCAGAGACTCTCATCGTTTATTGAACGCTTGGCTTCCAAACCAGAAAGCAATGATAGACGCCCAAATCATCTGTGTCTCATCATCCCACACGTAATCCATCATTTGCATGAACGATGCGCCAGTGGTGTAGGCGTACCAGATACCAGCAATGTCAACGATTACCAGAAGCGCAAATAGACCGAACGTAATCGTCGGCCTAACCATTGCGCGCATATTCGTAACCCATTGCGATGCGCCTTTGCCAATCTCAATATCGTGAGCATAAAGGGACTCTTTTTCACGGTAGAACCCTTCCGTCTGGACCTGTTCGAGTTTGATTTCTTCAACCCTCTGCTGCGCAAGAAAGCCTCGCTCAGCCATTTGTAACTCACGTTCTGTCTGGATTTTGGCAAGTTCAAGTTCATGGGCTTTGTCCGATTTGTCTTGAAAGAAGTCTAAAACTTTAGGCAGGCCAGAAGAGAAGAAACCAAGCAGAGTAGAAAGAATGGTCAGCATCACTTGTCCTTATGTTGATTGAACAACTCAAACAGAGTTCTAACTTTTTCTTTCAGTTGCTCAATATCAGAGTGGGACTTAGCCAGCCAGAATACGAGCGCAGTGAAACCTACAGCGATAGGCCACAGAGTATTGATGACTGCCAAGAAGTCCATAACTTGCTCACTTTAGGACTAGGCCCAAAAGAAGAAGAATGATTGCACCAGCAGAACCAATCAGGATTGTTTCAAGCCGCTTCAATCTGGCATTGATGCCGTCATATCGTTCAGCACAAACCGCTTCGTGCGTATTCAGCCGACCATCTACGTCTGCAACCGTAACCATGATTACATCCCTTCAACTTCTACCCAAGATAAAGTAGGCTCATCCCAAAAATAACGCTTATCATCAGTTGGCCTTGGAACAGGCGGAACCCATCTGCAAGTATCTGTATCAAGATTCCACGATGCATAAGGTTTCGGAGGTGCGAATCCGTCAATCGGATGCGGAATGTATGAATAACCTACACCAGCATAGTTTTTGCGGAAATTGGCGTTATAACTTGTTTGCTTCCAAGTTCCACCAAACAAATTTGCGCAAAATGCAGCACCAACCGTTTCGTCCTCGACACCATCAGCATTAAGGCAGTCATTGTTGTGAACCACAATGACTTGCGTGACCACATTGTTTTCATCAATTTGTGCAAAGTGAGCCATGCTTAACCTCAGAACGTGATTGAACCAGAACTGGTCCACTGGTAAATGCGATATCCACCAGAAACGGTAATTGTAGGTGAGCCTGTTGTGGCTATAGCAGCAGAAAATGTGTCTGGATAGCGGATGATTACGATACCTGAGCCACCATTACCTCCAGAATTTGTGACATTAGTACCGTTTGATGTTGCGCCGCCACCACCACCGCCAGTATTTGTTGTGCCCGCAACACCGTTGCTTGGAAATGATTGACCAGCATTACCACCACCACCAGCACCACCAAGACCCGGAGTGTAAGGAGAATTGTATACACCACCACCACCACCACCAGCGCGCCTTACACTACTACCAGTAATGCTAGATAAAGTACCTAGCCCACCATTACCACCAACTGAAGTTGTTCCATTGTCGCCCGTGCCTGTAGAACCACCACCACCGCCTCCGCCGTAAGCACTACCAGCCCCACCATTACCACCAGCCTTTCCTTGGTTAGCAGTTCCTGCTGCCCCGGCTACACCATTTGCAGGACCACCACCACCAGAGCCACCGCTATTAGGGGTTCCGTTATAAGAAGCGCCAGCCCCGCCACCAACAGAAATAATGCTTCCGAATACTGAATTGCCACCATTTATTCCTGTTGCTTCACCAGCAACACCACCCGGACCACCTCCACTAACAGTTACCGTATATCTAGTGTTAGCGGTTATAGAAAGACGGTCTTCTACAGCGGCACCTTCACCAGAAGTTTCCCCAATAACGCTAGAACGATAACCACCAGCACCACCACCAGAACCAGCAGCATAACTTACCGTGCCCCGCGCAGCCCCACCACCGCCACCACCGGCAATAACAAGATATTCAATCAAAGTCGGACCAGAATATCGCTTAGGCAAACCCCCCAAACCTTTACCAACAGTGGGTAACTCCGGGCTACCAGACGGCTGCGACCTCAACAAACCACCGGCAGCGGGGATATTTTGAGTGCCGTATTCGTAAGTCATTGTTAGAAGTCCGTAAATTCAGCGCGGAATACAATGCCGTTTGTTGCGGTGACTTGAGTGCCAATGTAAAGACGGTCACTGGCTTCAAGACGAAGTGGTGCTGCTTCAGTGTAATTTGAGAATGCAGTCTCAGGAATTGCAGTCGTGGTTGCTACTGTATGAGCAGCCATAAGTTCGCTGTCAATCAGACGCAGAGTTGTGCCAGCATCCTTGCTGATGAAAAGCAACAAAGAAGAAGCAGTAACAGTAGCGCGGGGAACCGCCCACAAGCGCGTAAGAATTGCACCGTCAGCACCAGCAGTAACCAGTAGTGACGTATTGGTAGGCGTATCGCCAGTAAGCGAAGCAAC